GACACTGTATCTAAAGTAGATTCTTGGACAGGATTAACAAGATACGCTGTGCCATTTGCTGTTGATATTAATGATACCGTTGATACTGGTGTAGGTTATGTAATAAAAATTAATATGACCTCAGCGGTAGCTGGGCTTAGCATCCTTGTTTTTAATGGTGTAAAGGTAGATTATACAACTGCACCTATCGTCTAAACAATATTTAACTACTATGAATACTCAAACTGTGTCATTCATAACAATAGCTTTAAACGCCTTTGCTCTAGTTTGGGGTGCAGCTACAATCAAAACTACTGTAGATCATCTACAGACAACTGTAACCAAGTTATCAACAACACTAGATGTACTAGTCCCAACTGTTGCTAGACTAGAGCAACAGATTACTGATTTTGAATCTAGGCTCGACGCACGTTAATTATGTCAAGTTTTAATAGTGCGCTAGAACGTATATTAAAGCATGAAGGTGGTTTAGTTGATGATCCAGCTGATTCTGGTGGAAGGACTAACTTTGGTATTACTCAAAATGTCTATGATGAATTCCGTGCAGCAAAGCCTGCACCAAAGCAATTAGTAGATTATATACTAAATGATGAAGTTGTAGATATTTATCGTGAAAACTATTGGTTTCCTGCTGGATGTGCACTATTAGATATTGCACGTAGACCAAAATTAGCTTTATTTCATTTTGATTTTGCTGTGAATGCTGGAGTAAGAAGGGCTATTCAAACACTCCAACTTGCTTTAGGTGTTATGGATGATGGAGTTATTGGTCCGGTTACAATGAAACATATTCGTAATTTGGATGAGATGGGTATATTACTAGTATATGTAAGATTACGTTTAAAGTTTTATACAGGTTTAGTTAAGAAGAAACCAGTTCAAATCAAGTTCTTACCGAGTTGGGTTAATAGAACAATAGACTGCTTAAACTAATGTCTACAAGACGAGAGACAGATTTCATAATCTTTTCTGTTGGTTGTTCCTTTCCAGTATTACCTAATGCCAACACAGACCAATCAAAAGGACAAACAGAATTAAATATAAATAACATAGAGTTTTTGGCTCTTGTTAATACAGCTCCGGTTACAGTTGTAAATCTAACTAGTGGATCACAGGGAAGATCAGTTAAGTTTCTAGGTGATGGACAAACAACTTTTGCAAACAACACTGTGATTAAAACTAACACAGGCGCAAATAAATTATTAGCTGTTGATAAAGTGTACGTATTTACTTTGTATAACAACCTTTGGATTGAGAATGAATAGACTCAGCGCAAGAACTAATCCAAATAAAGCAAGGATGTTTAGTGCACCTCCCGAAATGGAGTTGCAGTTATTAGAGTCTGGTGTATTAAATGGTGGTTTAGTCTCACAGTTTGACCCAAAGAATATAGAACCTAATCAACTAGTCCAAGCAACAAATGTAGATACTAGAGACGATAGAACACAAAGATCATTTGGATTTACTCTATTCACTCCAGCAAAACCAAACTCGAATAAAGTTCTACAGCTTGTTCCATATAATGAATTCAATGGAACAGTTAGATTAGTTAGATTTACAAGAAACTCATTGCATCTTTGGTCTGCTGGAAGCTGGACCGCTATTACTGGTGCAGCTTTAAGTGGAACAGACCAATCAATGATTGGAGCAGTTGAATTTAATAATCGATTCTTTTTTGGTAATCAAGTTGATGCATTACAAGAAATAAACTTTGTTGGTCCAACATATGCCGCTGCGGGAAATGCGCCTAAATTTAAATACTGGTGCTCATTTGCTAATAGAATTATAGGTGCGAGTCTTTATCATGCAACAACACCCAATCCAATTTTGGTTGGTTGGAGCGGAGATTTAAATCCAACAGAATGGAATAACCTTGTTGACATTTCTGCTGGGTCTACTCCATTAATAGATCAACCAAGAGATTTTAGTGACGAGCTTACTGGGGTATTTGCATTTAGTGACTTGATGGTTCTTCCAAGAGAACATACAATTTGGGTAGCAACAAGACAACCAAGTGCAACATCACCATTCTATTTTTATGTAGAAGTTAAGACATTAGGATGTGATTCACCACAGTCTATTACACCAATTCCTAATGGACTTATCTTCTACTCCAAACGATTTAATAACGTATATGTTTATACAATTGGCAACCCAACGCCACTAGCTATAGCTGATTCTATTCGTGATGAATTAGCTGCTGCTATTGCTAATAATGCAGATGGAGCGCAGGGAATAACAAGTTGTTATGACTCAAAAAAGTTTGAATATATTCTTGCTATTCCAATTGGAACGTCTACAGAAGTGTTACAATACAAGTTTAATCTTCAAACGAAAGGCTGGACAAAGAATACAGTTCAGAACGTTTCGTTTGTTGACTTAGTTGAGTTTACAGCACAAGCATCAATGATTGATGATTTGGTTGGAACTATAGACCAATTAGTTGGAACCATTGATGAATTAAGTCCTAATACACCAGACACAAGATTGTTTTATGGTTTAACAGACGGTGATTTATTAATTGACTCTCCATCTGTTGATACAGTTAATGGTGTAGCTAGAGAGACAGTAATTGAAAGCAAGGAGATTCAAGTACCATTCAATGTAACATTTGTTACTGAACTGCACTTAGACGTACTTGCTGTTATAGCATCAACATTTAGTGTATACTTTAGTAAAGATGGTGGAGTTACATATAACCTTTACAAAACTGTAACTATTAGTGGTCCAGATATGAACAAGAGAAAGAGACTAACGTTCAAGAAGAATATTCGGTGTGAGCAGTTTAGGTGGAAGTTGACCAGCTCATCTGGGTTATTTAACGTCTATCGTTTTGATGTTTATCATTATCCATATGGAGTTCATCACAGAGCTGACTGATGAGATATGTACTATTCCACGATAAAATTAAAGTTGACGAAGGAGACAACAGGGAACATATGATTATGAGATTCTTAGTTAGAACTGACAATAGGTTACCGGGAAGATATACGTTATGGGATTCTATTGAGCAAATTAATATTCGCTCGTCGTTCGTAAGACAATCTTCGCGGGTGGGCCGAAACTCTGCCGTTCGCGGTAACCTCGTCCTTCCTCGCTGGACTCTTTAGCGCCGCGCTTTACTCAGCGTTGGGCCGTAGGCCCGGCGCGGCGCGCAAATCTCGGAGTGGGTAACACAATCTAATGCTTACGCCGATTCTAACAGTAGAATGTGATGAGCCCGAAGGAAAGATTGACAGAACTGTTTATCAATCTGATCTTTCTGTAGATGATATGTATAGATTGTACGAGCAAGCAAGTAAGTTTCCATATATTTATGCGAGAGAATTTTCAAATAAAGATGAATTTATATCGTTATTTTTTCATAAAAATTCTGTTGATCTGTTTGAATCTCATGGAATATTATATATAATAGATGATTTTATTGGTACACTTTTTTTATGTAATATTAATTGGCATACTGGAGAAGGTGACATTCATTACTCATTCTTTGATAAACGCCTAAGAGGGCGTGTCTTATTAATAGAAGCTGTTTGTAGGCATGTATTTGATGTAATTGGCTTAGAGAGATTGAATGTAGTAATACCAGAATACGTTCCAGAAAGTGTTAGAGGTTATATAGAATTATGTGGATTTAAATTAGAAGGAAGAAAACGTAAGGCTATGATATATAAGGGCAAGAGGTATGATTTACATTGCTTTGGACGTTTAAAAGAGGATAAATAACATGAGCTGGCTCTCTGATTACCTTGGTGGGGCTGCGGATTTTTTTACGCAAGGCCCAATGGCATTAGTGCGCCCAAACTCTAATGTTGCTAGATCGGCTGGCAGGCGACTTGGTTTCGGGCAACCTACAACTTCTACTATTGGTGGTGGTGCTAATGTACAAACCTCCAATATGTTTAATGATTGGTTACAACAAATGATGAGTCCAGGTGGCTCTGGTGGCGGAGGAGGTAGAAATGGCTATGATGCTAATGGAAGGCCAATTGCTAATTCGCCATTTCAAGAGGCAATTAATCAACAACAAAACTTTAATCCTTTTAATAATCCTTATAATGATAGGATGCAGCAATACTTGGGTCAGATGCAAGGTTATCTACCTGACCCAAACAACTTACCACAAGCTCCAACTTATAATGATCCTAATCTTGCTGGTTATAACGAAGAAAGTGGAATTTATGACCAGTTATTTGGACAAGGTGGATTAGGGAATATTCCTGGAATTGATATGGACGCAATAATGCGTCAGTTTCAAGGAATGGGTGGTGGCGGTGGTGTTGGTCAACAGTCTACACTAGCTGATGCTTTTGGTGCTGGTGGAACAGGAGGATTGTTGAATTATGATACAAATTCTCCTGAGTTTGCTGCATTACGTCAAATGCAAAATCAACAATCTTCACAAGATGTAGCTAATCTTCGTGCTCGTTTTACTGCTGGTGGTGGTAGTTCTTTAGGTACTGGTGCCTCATTAGCAGAAGGGCAATATTTAGCACAAGCTAATCCACAAAATACATTAGCTTTAGGCCAACTTGGCCGCCAAATGCAAGAAATGGACATGGCAAATCGTGGATTAAATGCCAATGTTCTTCTCTCTCAACGTGGGCAAAATATAGATCAAAGAGGACAAGATAATCAAGCTGCTATTGCTGGTGCTCAAATAGGACAGCAAGGGCAAATGGCTCTATTAGATGCAATGATGAGAGGGCAATTAGGCAATCAACAGTCTAGACTAGCTTTAGCTGGTTTAGGTGCAGATACGTTACAGGGAGATTGGCGTAATCAATTTGATGCGAGGTCACAAGGAAACCGAGATAGATTAGATGCTTCTGGAATGCAAAATGACTTTAACTTAAATAATTATAATTCTCAGTATGGTAATATGTTAGGCTTAGGTAATCTTGGTCTTGGTTTAGGTGGACTTGGTGCTCAACTTGGTGGAATGGGATTACAAGGTTCTCAGATGCAAAACCAAAACTGGCAGAATTTTATGAACCAATTATTTAATTCGTTTAATCAATCAAATCAAATTGGTTCTCCACAAGCACAAACAGTACAGAATCCAGGTGCATTCGATCAACTTATGAAGGGGGCTGGTGCTATTGCTCCATTCTTTGGTGGACCTGCTGGAATGGCTATAGGAGCAGGAAATATGTTAACTAATTCAGGAAATCGCCCTGTTCTTCTCCAAGGATAAATAATGACAGGTCCATTTATTCCCCAACTAAAAGGTTGGGCAGACGATTTAGCTGGTCCAATGGCTAATATTGCTGCGGCCTATCGTCGTATGCGATATCCCAATGAAGATTTCCAGCGAGCCTTCCAAGCTGCAATTCTTCGTGACCCAAGTATAATTAATAAGTTCGCGGATTTGACAAAGCAGAATCCAGAGCTTCCTAATATGTTAGGTTTTGGTCCTAACTTTACTCCTGCTTTACAAAGACAGCCACAAAGTGCAGCTGGTATAGTTGAGCAGAGAGCGCAAGGTGTTTTAAGGAGTGATCCAACAGCAAGTGAAGATGCTGTATTTGGTGCTATTGGTGCTAGAACGCCAACTGAAAGAGAGAAAGATAAATTAGATATTAAAGCAAAAGAATCAGGGTTACTTTCTGATGATCTTAACCGTCAATTAGCTAGACTAAACATTGATGCTGCAACATTATCAAATGAAGTTCTTCCTTTACTTCTTAAAAGAGATGTTGCAGCCGCAACAGCAAAAATTGATGAGTTAGCTCAGTTAGGTTCAGCAAGGAATTTACGTCCTGGTATTTTTACTAAAATTGGTGGCAGGCAAAATGTATATAAAGCTATTCGTGGTATGATTCCTGGAGTACAATTATCTCAAGAAGAAGCTGCTGCGCTTGAACTAACTGACCCTAATTTGATAGCAGGTCAACGAGAAGATCACCACAATGATCAGATTATTGCTTTGCGTAAACAAGAACTAACTCAAGAGAATGATCCACGTCGCGCTGGCGCAAACGCTAATGCACAAAGAGCAGCTATGACAGCATTTCAAATGAATGAAAAGTTGCCTATGCCTGCTGGTGTTACTATGAATGATGTAACTACTCGTATTCTTACTGGTCAAGGTACGAATGCTGTTAACGCTTATGTAACTGCCGCTGGAAAAATGATCCAATCTGGTGAACGTCAGAATATCTTGAATCAATTTTATACAAGAATTGCTCCGCAACAAGCTAAGATGCAGGATACAAGAGGTGCTAAATATCTTGCTCATGAAAAAGATGCTGCTGCTGCTGAAGCTACAGCAATTGCCAGAGAAATGTTAACTGGTTGGTTGCCTCCTGAAGAAATTCCTGTTTATGGTAAAACAGACCTTGGTCGTGGCGTGATGGGAGGAAAAAGAGAGGTTTGGGGAAGAACAAATGGTCCTACTGCCTTGTCTATAGCAGAACAACAAAAGATTACGCGTCTAGCTGATCGCGCTAAAAACGACCCAAATTGGGAAGCACAAATGAAGGCGGCTGGTATTCCATCTAGTGTAATTGAGGAAGTTAGAAAATTAATTGGTAAGTAATAATGACAAATCCATATGCTGCTATTTACCAAGGGCAGCAAGATAATCCATATGATCGTATTTATCGTCAGCCTAGTCAAACTGATGTATACAGGAATATCTATGAAGCACCTAACGAAGAAGATGATCCTAATGCATTACCTTGGCCAACTAAACTAGGTAATTATGGAAGGTATTTACTTAAGACTTTACCGCAACTATCTAGAATAAGTTCTCCACAAACTTCATTAGGGGATCGTGGTTTTCTTGCTGCTGCAAAACTTACTGGGCAAGATATTGCTAAAGGACTAGGTGGATTTGCTTATGATTTTTTTGTTGATGAACATCTTATGTTAAAGCGTGTTACTGAACAGGCACGTACTGCTAGAAGCGATGCAAATAATCTAATCACAGCTATTAAACAAGAGTACGCACAAAAAGGTAAAATTGGAGGGACAGCTAGTGTAGTTTCTGGTTTAGCCTCAACATTAATTAATACTCCAATTGAGGCAATGACTGGACATAAGAATGTTGGTGGTCAGGCTGTACCTTTAACAGCTAGAGAGCAAGCTGATGCTATTAAATTTACAGCTGGGTTGGCTTCTGATTTTATGACTCAGCGTTATGTTGCAACTGTCTTAACTAAAGGTCTATCTACTTCTAGTAAAGTAGGTGCTTTGTATAAGACTTCTGCCGCCAACATTATTGGTGGTGCTGCTGGTGGTGTGACTGGTGGTTTAGTTGAAGCAGTTGGTAATGAAGATATGTTGTCTGTTATTGCTACAAATGTAATTGCCTCTACAGCTTTAGGTGGTACACTAGGTACTACATTTGATTATCTTTCTTATGTAAAGAAAGCAGCTAAAGCAGCTACAATCATTCCTACAGAAACCCACGCAACAGCTTCTGCGTTGTATGGAAATAATGCTGTATTAATGGATATTAATGATAATGCTGCTTCTGCCTTAACTAAAGTTGAAGCTTTTGGTACGACAGAGAATCTACTTGATATGGCTATTAAAGCTAATCTTGTTACTAAAGATGGCTTGATTGTTGAAGGGCTGAGTCCTGAATATATTAAAGCATTTGAAAGCGAGAATGTTAGGTTTAATGTTGCAGCAAATACAGAACGTGGAGTAAACTTAATCTATCCCAAAGACTCCACAATAGACCCAACCTCTCTTGATCTATTCAATAAAACTGGTTACCTTCCAGATGAGCCTGTTTTATTTCAAGGTACTACATATCGTGTAGAAGGCGTGCGTAAAGATGGTCGTTTAACAATTAAAGCTTCTGATGGTTCATTGAAGCATAGGATGCCAAATGAACTTCAAAGGTTTGCTGATGCTGATTTAAGAACACACACTGTTCCATTTGGTGATATTACTGGAGAATCAGTTAAGCTTCGCGCTCGTCTAACTAATGATACATTCATAGATAAAGTCTATGGAGAGTTTGCTAAGATTTATGATCTTAAGTCAAGCTACCCACAGATGAGTTATGAACAAGCTGTTGGTAGAGCTTTACAAATTGCAGACATAGATAAACAACACATTCCTCATTTTGCTGATGTGTTTCAGCGCCGACTTCGTAAAGACATTGAAGCTTTAACAAAAGCTTCTGATCCAGATGAAGTGTTTAGAGTTAATGCAATATCAAAAGCAGTCAACGACTATAATTTCAATTTAAGTAATGACTCTGTTGTAAGAGCTACATCTATTATTAATAATAATGGGATGAAGCTAACAGTAGATGGAGGCGGAATTTATAAGTTAAGCTTTAATGATGGCAAGCCAATTGGTACAGTCAGTTCAATAGCTGAAGCTGAACAGTTGGTTAGACAAACACGTCAAACAAAATTCTTAGATTTAGATGGAGGTAATACTGCTGCAATCCCAGGTTCAATTGCTAATAGAGGTGGATTGCTCTCTGACTTTGAGTTTTCTCCAAGTAAAACTGAGGCTTGGTCTGCTCAGTTATTGGCTCGTGGTCGTGACACAAGACTTGGACGGCATTTGTCACCAGTTTTAAATCTTGTTGCAGCTAGAGATACAAGAGTTGGTTATAAGGGAAAGCTTCTTGGTGCATTTGAAACAGCCAATAAAGCAAAAAATAAGCTGTCCTACTACATCAATACAAAGATGAGTAGGACAGCTAAACTTGTTTCTGACGCTGGAAATATTGCTAGAACATTAACTAATGAGCAAGTTGAGCAAGTAGCAACTGCTGCTGAAGCTTATAGCGTTCGTGAGCTTCGTGCCATGATGGATGATTCTCAGGTAGAGTTTACTGAAAAACTAGTTAAAGTAGCAAACACTGACAATGTACGTCAGTTACTAGCTGAACATAAGAGTGAGAATAATTGGGATGAGGCTGTAGCAAACGTTAAACTGAGTAATCCTGCCTTAACTCAACAGGAGATTGCTTTTGCTAGATTAATTAAACAAGCCTATTCACGTACTGATCCAGCCAAGTTCAATCCAACATTGATTTTTATGTTGGCTGATCGTTTACGTAATGTTGGTGCTGATGTATCTAGAGTAGATTACATTAATCGCAGCAACTTTAGCAAAGAGCAACTTAAATTACTAACAACACTTGATGAAGCATATGATGACATGGCTGCTGCTTGGAATGACCCAAGTGCAGCAACATTAGTTAGACGCCTTCCAATGATGCGTTTAGCTGATGAAATTGGTTATGGTTATGGAGAAATGGCTGGAGAAGCTGTGAAGGAACTTAAAGATATTGGAATCATTAATCCAAAGGTAGCCTTTATTGATCCACCTGATATTGCTTACAGATATGCTAGACGTGGTGCTGGCATTCATTCTGGAATGGAAGCTGATTTAGCTTCTGCTCACGAAACAGTTAAAGCTATAACAAAACAAGACTCAGGAATTAAAGGATTAACTCAACAAGAATTTGAAGAACATAATGGAGCTTTTGGCTTATGGAAGCTTTATCGTGATGAGCTAGCTCGTGGCATATCTTCTGCGGAAGATAAAGCCTTTAGTGCATCAAAGCGTTATGGAAATAAGTTGTTTGGCTCAGCTAGTGATTACGCTTATGATGCTGTTAATGCCTCATTACAAGGTGGCTTATTACTATCTCTTGCTGCTAGAGATTTGGGTACTGGTTTGTTATTTGCTTTCGCAAATTTGAAAGAAGCTACATTTAGTAAGGCCTTATTAAAAGTATTTACTGGTGTGTCTAAGCGTGATCTTGATGATTTACATAGAGCAGGTATTTTACAAAGCGATCAAATTGCACAGCTTTGGGATCCAGGTGCTGGAGATCAAGCATTTAGACAAAATGTAGTACAAAAAACGGCTGATGTTCTATTCAGAGCAACAGGTCAGCCGTTGGTTCATAGGAGATTAACTGCTGCAACATTCTTTGCAAAGCGTGATGAAGTACTAAGTGTGCTAGATGATGTTAGACATAACAGAATTGATAAAGCCAAAGGCTATAGCAAGATTGATCTTGATAGCCAGTCTGTGGCATTCCAACAATACTTTGAAGATTTAGTTAAAGCTGGACATGAGATGGATGCAGCTAATGCATATGGTAGATTAATGTCAAGGAAGATTGTTAACTTCTTTGGTCGTGCCAACAATCCACTTACTTGGCGTTCATCTATGGGAAGATTAGTTGGAAGCTATGGTTCTTGGGGTGCTAATGCTACATCAACTGTAATGGAAATGTTAATGCAAGGTCCATTACATAAGAGAGCATGGAAAACAACTAAGTTTAGTGTAGCTTCTTCAGCTATGCTTTGGGCTGGTGCTTCAGTTGGAGTGGATTTTGCAAATATGGTTTATAATCCATTCCAAGCTTTTGTAAGAGGTGGACCAATGATTGGATTTTTAAATCAACTGTCTGCTGCTGGAGCTAATGCATTTAGTTTTGATGAAATGCGACGTGAAAGATCATTAAAAGAACTTGAATCATTGCTTCCTGCTTATGGTGAGGATGCAACATATTTTACTAGAGTATATCTTCCACTCTCACGACAACTCAACGCTACGATTAATGGCATGCGTTCATTAGATGAAGGTGCTAATTGGCTACAAGGTGTATGGCAAATGGGTGGTGGAAATATTATTGAGGATTATTAACAAGCCTCAAAGCAAAGGTTATCATCCTCATCCCTTACTGCCTGAATCAATTTCATAGCTACTAATCCGTCAATTAGTTCTTGTAGTTGATTAAGTCCCGCAACCGCCTGAAACTCTCTGAGGAGTAAGGAGTGCGGGACTTTTTTATTGGTTGTGATGTACTCTAGAATATTCCCAAGGTCTGGAACATACTCATGCTTACCAAGTTTCTTAAATAATGCTTCCACTCTAATCTCTGTTTGCTCTAAGATTTGTGTAGCTAGTTCAAAGTCAGTCTTACTTAACACAAGCTCATCACTATAAGCTAGATGCAAAAGCATTGCAACTTTGTGCGCGTGAACATGGCGGCGACTAAGATATCCTCTAATGTTAGGATGACTCTTTGCAAGAACAGTATCAATAGTTCTATACCAAGCTTCCATCCAATCAATAGCTTCATCGTCAATTGCAAACTCACCATGAATTGTACTGATATGTACTAGGTCCTCAATAAGATTTGCTTTGATTTTTTCTAATTCATTATAATCTAATTCAGTATAATATAACTGACGCTTCCTTGGCTTAGTCTCAAGAATAAACATTGTCCTTGAAGCAAACCCTCCACCAATTACACTAACTGGCATATTCTCTACAATCCAACTTTCTTGTGTGCAAGCAAACATATTAATACATGGATTCTCTACAGACTCTCCTCCACGCATAATTGTCCTACCTCGGAGAGGTTTAGCTATATCATAACCAGTTGTAAGGAAATCAAACATGTCCATCTTAGACTTATTAATTACTTCACTTAATTCACTAGCTGTGATATAAATACTTCCATCAGCTGACTCACATATTTCTGTGTATAATGCTGGTTCAGTAATCTTTGTTGGTGAAGCTGGAATTTCTGGTAATGCTCTAAGAAGCTCATCACCAAAATTCATTGTGGTTGATTTGCGTGCAATACCTGGAGGCCCAACTAAAACAACATAAAGATTTGGATAACAATCCCATCCACCAAGTAGGCCAATCTTTGGAATTTTAACGTGCTTCCTGATTGTAGCAGCTAATACAAAAAGCCCAGTCCACATTAAGTAGGTATCTGGGCTCTCTGATCTAGGCTTGCACCAATCAGTAAATGACTGTATCCAGTGTTTAGTCTTGCGGGGCATCGAAGGAATCTGGGTCTTGTTTTATGGACCACTTGATTGTTTTATCAAGTTCAGCTTGCTTTGTTATTATATCAAGTTGCTCTTTATCTAAGGGTATTGTTTGCCAAGGCCAAATAAAATGTTTTTGGTCTTGTGTAATTCTTGGAAGAATGAATGGTAGTTCATTACCTATTTTGACTTCATCGAGACTTGAATGTTCTAGCATAATTCTTATTGTGTCTGTCATAGAATCATAATCTAACTGTATTATTGGTACATCTAAGTTTAGTAAATGTTGTAGTGCTTCTCTTGTTATTGCTGTTTTAGCTATTCGATGATGAGTCATTAAACTTTTTTGCTGTTCCAAGATAAAACCAAATTTTTCCTTTAGGTCTATAAGCTGCTGATAGGATTTAACTACATAATGACATTTACATTGTTGGCAAATAGCATATAAATATCCTGAGTTTATACCAACTATTCCCTCAGTCCACCTAACATCAAAGCTGGTACAACCACATTTATTACATGTACCTTTGACCTGTATAATATGAGCATTGCTTAAATCAAATAAGTATGATCTTGGTGTTGTTGGGTTCATTTCATTCTCTCCATATGTCCCCAGTCCTCTCCAATTTCACCGTCAACTGGAATTGTGAATGTTTCACCATTTATCATTAATGGTCTGTGAAGTATAGTCATAAACTCTTTACAAATATCTGATGCATGTTCTTTTGGTACCTCTAATACACCTGAATCATGACCCTGTTGGATTATTTTAATTTCACGATTGTCTTTATGCACTTTCCAAAAGCCCTTCAAGCCTCCCTCAATTCCAAGTTCTGGTTGGACAAAGCCATTAAAATGATCTGCAACTGTGGCTTGTGGAACATAAGCTGTGGCTTCCTTAAAAAGCTCATCGCCCCAAAACTCAAAGAATTGGCGGCGTCTACCATATGGAGTAACAAGAGTCATATTAGTACCTAACTGCACTTCAATATTACTCCACCAAGATTTGATATTAATATATAGTGTGTGCCAAACTTCTTGAAAGTATCCTGATTGACTAATTGTGATTGGTGGAACATTATTATCAATTGCGTCTTTGTTGTAAACTTCTGTTAAACGGTATTTGTTCATCCTGTAAGATGAAGCATGATTCACACGCTTTGCTGTGTAACGCTCTTGGCTTGTAATTTCTGTAGCAGGCTTCTTAAATATAGCTACACCAGTGTCTCTATGAATATCACTATAAGTTAAAGAGTGTTTCATATTAGGATCATTAGCCAAAAAGGCTACGACCCAAGTTTCAGCTTGAGATAAATCACAGGAAATTAATAGTTTTCCTGGAGGAGCTTTGACGAATGAACGAAGCTTAAGCTTGGTTGGCATCAAGCCACTTTACCTGCATCGTGTCCCCAAGCGAGCCACCCGCAATCAATACAAGGTGCATTTAGATACTCAATCTTTTGTTGCTCCATCATTCTCCTCCGCAAATTTAATAAACATAGCTTCTACCCATTTACTATCTTTAGCTTCTGCGTCTAGCAATGTAACACTTCCTCTTGGAAACGTCTGAGAATTAATCCCTGTTCCATCAACGAAACCTTCTGCTTTTAATCTTCCTGTTTCTGGACCATAAGCATAAACACTTCTAATTCTATTGTCCGGTGAAATTGCTGTTTTTAAATAATTGCTGATTAACTGTCTCAATGCCCTAATCTCAAGAATCATAGTTAATACTTCTAGCTTAATCTTGTATCTGGCTTTTGTTTCTGCTCCCTTTGAATCAGCCATTTTACCTGCTACCCAACCAAGCAAATTAACTATTGCATCTTCGTTTGCTGTTGTTTTTCCTCTATTTTTGCGATATGGTATATCAAGCTTGTCGTTTAATATGTAAGGTAATTTTGGACTTTTGACATTTACTTCTTGTCCCACTATTGAATTTAATACCATCTGTAAAGCATCCCACTTATGTAAAGCAGACTGCAACATGTTACTTCGTAACCCAACATCAACTGGCATCCCATTACGTGCTATTGCAAAAAGAACGTCACACATTTCCATTTCTTGTCTGTATATATCTGCAACACCAAGCTCTATTAATTCTGGTAACATCTTCTCCAAACACTCGAATGTTGCTACGCAGTCTTTACAGTTGTATACATAGAGCGTATCTTTGTCTACTTTATCTCCCCATTCTTTTTCATCATCTGGAATTTCATCACGACCTGTCTTTTTGTAATAAGATAAGTCTGTGTAGATTGATGTAAGATAAGCTAAACTTTTTGGGAATCCTGGCCAGAGAACTTGTTGCAGATTGTACGTGTCATGAACATAATTGTTAATATTAATGCCTTCCTGCTCTAATATCAACTCATCAAAATAACCATAATGTAAAACCTTTGGGATGTTTGATTCTAACAACCAACGAATATAGGTTTGAGAAGCAATGTCGTCCCAAGAAAAACAATAACCATCATGTGGTGAGTCAGCAAAACCAACACAAATAATCTTGTGTGTTTTCTTTGATGCTTCAATATCTACTGCTAATAGCTTGGCTTTGGATAACTTATCAAACCATTCAACTGCTTGAAGATGTGTTGGCTTAGTGTGATAAGTACGATTGAGAACTATGTGTTCTGGATAAGCAGACTCTTTTACAAACTTTTCAATGTCTACATCAAAGATTGGTAGCTTTGTGGCGTCTCTTAAAACTGCTGCTGGATGAAAAGTTACTGCAAATTTTTGGGCGGCTTGTCCCGGAGGACGTACGCTATTGCTAAAAACACTGCCCCGCCAAGCACCCACAGGGCCAACAGAAAGAAGGTAATAAGCAGGTTTGGCGCCGAGGACAATGACGATATTATAAGCATGCTGTACAACATGTAGACGGAGATCGCGCACATTTGCGGCAAGTTCAGCTCCTCTATTTTCTTCGATCCATGTGAAGTCATTATTTGGGGGCTGCTCATTATAAAGGTTAGCTATGCTAACATTCTCACGTTTAACACCAAAACGAGAAAATGTACTCCATAACCTATCTCCAGCAGGACCAACAAAAGGCCTGCCTTGTTCTGTTTCTATGTCTCCGGGAGCTTCGCCAACTACTAATATTTTAGCATTTGGGCGAAGCTCATTTGGAACAGTCACCTAAGTAAACCAAACTTATAGATGAGAAGTGCGGTGATTGTTAAAGCAATAGCACTAATAATAATAATTGTCCACGCAGGTGGATCATCGTCATCTTTTTTCATGAGTCTTTTTGTTGGGTTCTTGGTAAAACCTCAGTAAATTCAAGAGCGCGCACTGAATTGTTTTCATTTACAGCAGCATAAATTAACTCAAGAGCTTCTGACAGTACAACTTGCGTGTACATTTTATCTTTAGCAGAAACCTCATAAAACAAACCACTAACTGTAATATCCTCATCTTCAATAACACAAGGAATGAATTCTTCTTTTAAGATAATTAATCTGCCTTCACCATCAATGTAAACTAACGTTCCACTATACCCACCAAATATAACATGATCGCCGGGTCTTACATAGTTACAATCTGGACCAACAAATTTAACCATCCCTTGAGAAAGACGTTTCTTATTTGTTTGTGGTTTAATGATTCCTAACGCTTCGTTGTAAAAATCACTTTCGTCGAACGGTCTTATCGCGACGTTTGTTGTGGGCAGTCGGAGGGGCATAGTCTATACAGGTAGGCATTATTGGTGAGGGTGTACTAGTTATTTCTACTCCATTACAATCACAACTTGGAATCCAAGGGGCGTGAACCTTAGAGCAACTTGGACAAATCCAGCCAACATTATTTGGCCAGTTCATAACTTCCTCAACTCATCTTTTAGTTTATTAGCTAGTTCTTCTGATGGAGAATAATGCATAGCTAATTCAAGATAACTTTCTTCCACTTTTAGGAACTCTCTCTTTAACATGCTTATCCAAAGAGCATGCGTTTGTGGCATTTGTAACTTACCGTGAGACTCTACAAAATTAATTATATCTCGAAACTTTTTTGCTGTTCCAAGATAAGACCAAAACACGTTTACATTTTCGTGGTCTTGATTATCCAACTGAAGGCTTCCCAAAGATATAAGTGAAGATAGATTCTAAATGATGCACACGCACAGTGAAGTTAATAATGCCCCATTTTCTAATTGTAAATAACACCCTATTCATATCATGCTGTTCATCGTACCAAGCCCAGATCATTGAGTTAATAATTGCTGCTACATCTTTCCATGATCGCGTTTTAATTATCTCAAGGTCTGTTGTGTATGATGCTAGCTCATCCATTAGCATTTTATTTCTCTACTTTTAGTGACTTTACTGGACCATCTGGAATAGGAATTTCTTGAGGTTCTTTTTCGGTTGCGGTGACTTGTTTATACAATTCTTGGCTTGTTGCTGTAACTTGTGCTCCATATGCATTTATTGCTTCAACAACTACAGACCTAATACTATCGGTCATAACATTAGGCCATTGTGGAGCAGAAAGAAAAGCTTTACTTTGGTCTAGGAGTACAAGCTTTTCATGTTGTTGCATTAGTTGCTGGAACATTTGTACTAAGTTCATATCAATCCTCAATAAGTTCAGGGAAGAAGTACACAATAGGTACAACAAACACTAACAAAAACCAAAAGATAGCAAGGATGATTGACTTACCTAAACTAACATCTTGACTATAATACGCCTGAAATCCAGTTATAATAGCTCCAGCGAAGTATAAGAATATACTACTATAAACTGCCATGTTTCTGTGTTTGTGAAAGTTTTGTGTGGCGGGCGGAGATTCAACTGCGTCTGGCGGGAGATAGTCACCGCGCCAGCTTGCGGCTTGCGTGGCGGCCACCAGACGAAAGGAAAGATCGTCCAGCGGCTCGCTACGCTCGCCGCCTACTACAAAACTGCGTCAGGCAACGCTCGCTGGCGCTCGCGTTGTACTACGCCGAAAGAGGAAAAACATTACTAATATTGTTTCTTGTCTTATCTGTACCTGGAACAATTTGATTAACAATTTGAATAGCAAATCTCTTACCCTTAATCTCTGCAAATGAATCATCAACAGCCTTGGTGTCTGTATCAAATCCCCAAGACCTTGCATCTGCCCAATCATTAAACTGTGTTTCTTGGTCCTTGGCGTAACCAAAAATTCCCATAAGGTGCGTCTTTGCCATGTCCTTTCCGCCTTGTGTATGATAATAAAGCTGGAGCGGAGTGGTAGACTTATCCTTAAATTCACCTTCAACAAACCTTGTACTAACTCTAACGCCAAAACTTAAATCTCCCTTCTCGTTTTCTCTTGCAAATGCTGCAACTTTGGTTGCAACTACTTCATAAATACCATCTGGAACATCAACGAAACCTAAAGCTGAATCCTTACCGGGTGTAGCTGTATAGCGCGGCATTACTTGTTTGCTCCTTTGAGAGTTTTAAGCAGGTTCAAGAAATTACAATCACTGACTAATACTGGAAACACTCCACCTTGTCTTGTTTTTGCAATGAGTGTTTCATCACCAACTGTCCTAAACCTATATCTAATTGATTCTCCTCCACTTACACTTTCCGCATGCCACACCCAATCAAAATAAGCTGGCACATTATCAGGGAAAGTTTGTCCCACAAAGCCTGGGGTTACTTTGATTAGTTCTGGAGCATCGCCAATTTTCTCTCCTTTCTTAAAAGTTAGTCTTTCATGTGCAGTTAGAATGAAATGCTTTCCAGCCTTCTTAAACTGTGGTGTGTAGGTTGCAAGGAACCAGTCAATAATATTCATCTGTGTTCCCCAATCCTGCACAGCCATCATAATTAATCCATGTTTACTAGATGCAAGGAGGCTCTTTGACTTACTCTCAGCATTATTGATTTCAAGAGCTTTGTTATTAGCTAGCTTGTTTAAGAACGTTGCATCATCAATACAGATTGTGTCAATATTTGGGTCGGTTATATACTTATCTAGTATATCACACACCATGTCAAATGCTTTAGCTGTCTTGAAGATACCTGTCTTTGGATCATATTCCTCAAAGACATTAACAATTAAAGGATTGCCTAGCTTTTTAACGTCTGGTGAGCCTAATGTTGCTAAGCCATTTCCTGTGTTAATGATTAATGTTCTGTCCCCTCCTGATATACAGAATCTAGTCTTACCACAACCAGATGCACCATATAATAAAAGGAGTACAGATTCTTCGTCAGGAACATCATTAGCACGAATAGGCTCAGGTAAAATTAATGGAGAAGTCATTTTGTATTATATTCTTCTTGAATAAAAACGAAGGGAACCACGCCAAAATAAGAACCCTATATTAATTTCCCAGTGAATGTCGTTATCTGAATAGTCCTCTCTATATATAGTTATTGCAGGCAGTAACTCTAACATATCAAAATGCTGTTGGAATTTTATCATTTTTGCTTTTTTATCCTCTGCTGCTTTCTCTTTTTCTTTTCTTCCTCCTCACAATATCGACAAAAAGCTTCACACTGTCCAGCAAGATGCTCTGTGTATTCGTCTTGTCCTTGTTCAATTAGATGATCGGCCATGTCTCCCATTCTTATGACTCCTCACTTTGTATAAAATGGTTTAAATTCAATAAACCAGCATAAGAAGTAAATACCAATTACATAACCCCTGCCAAATTTGATGTTAGCGGGATCGCTCCAGTTTTGGTTTCCTTTAAGTAAAACAGGAAAATGCTCTATTTCTATTGCTGGGAGCAAATGTATGTGTCCTCGATTAAACCAGAAGTTCATGCTTCCTCGCTCTCATAAGCATTATCCCAAATCTCTTTCTTATACTTATTCTTTAAGATAATCTCTTGTGCCATTTTGGTTGGTGCCTGACAGATTTGATGAAACTGACACCAACTACAAGACTTTTCATTCTTTGGGTAGATGTCATTATCTCTTGACCACTTCAATGCATCATCCCAATACTTTTGTTCACCTAACCAGATTTCTAATTGCTCTGGATTAATTGGAATAATCTTTGATTCGATTGTTGGAAGCCTATCTTCTTTCTGCGTTGGTGCTCGGTTAACAACCGCTTCAACAATTTGCCCGGCAACTGTCTTGCCAGTTAATGCTTGTTCAGCATATGTGTATCTAGCAAATTGATCTGATGGCCACAACACACGTTGAAAATACTTCCAATCTTTGCTAGTTGTCTTG